ATGCATGTGCACGGATGCGACGCGAGTCTGGCGGCGGTCTGTTCCGCAACTTGCGAGCCGCCTCAAGACGGACAGGCACAATGCCTTGATGCTCGCCGACCCCTGGTCGCGGGCGGCCCACAGCATGGTGCAGGGCTGGCGGATTCGGATGAGTCGTCCGCCCGCCAAGGGCAATGCCCGCGGGCTGGGCAAGCCGACATGGGCGGTATTCGCGCGCTGGGCGGTATCCATCGCCGCGACGAAGGCGAATCGCGCACGGAAAAGCGACTGGCATCTGTGGGCCTCGCGTCGCGTGAGCGGCGGGAGCCGCTATATCCCCAAGCGGGACCGGCATTGGCTTGGGGCACGGCCCCACGCGGAGCGGTGTCGGTCGAAAACGTGCTGCGGTTACTTGAACACCAGCAATATCGTTGCGCCTTGACCGGTCGCAGGCTCACGCCCCAGACGGCCTCCCTCGACCACATTGTCCCCGTCCGCCTTGGCGGTGAGCATGCCATCGAGAACACCCAGGTCCTGCACAAGGACGTGAACCGGGCAAAGGGGGCGCTGACCAACGAGGAGTTCCGAGCGATGTGCCGGGAGGTAGTGGCCTGGGCGGACTCCAGCAAGACGCACCGGACCATCGGAGAGGAGGAGGAGGAACGTGAATAACGGAATGACCGACGCGCCAAGTCGCACCCAGGCGCGGCCGGTTCGTGGGGTCGAGGAATCCGCCGCCCCGGCGGAAAGGTCGCAACCTGGTGCAACCTGGTGCGAATGGGGTGCCTGCCTGCGCCGCAACCGCGGCAGGCAGGGAACCCTGGAGCGATTTCGGACGCCCGCCGGGTCGGCGGGCCATGCCTACCGGCAGGCAGGCAAGGAGGATTGAGCCATGAAGGTCGAACTTCGCAAGGTTTCGGACATCAAGCCCTACGAGCACAACCCCCGCGACAACGACGGCGCGGTCGAGGCGGTCGCCCGGTCCATCCGGGAGTACGGGTTCCGCCAGCCCATCGTCGTGGACGCCGAGGGCGTCATCGTCGTGGGTCATACCCGCTGGAAGGCGGCGCAGAAGCTCGGGCTGGAGATGGTCCCCGTCCACGTGGCGACCGACCTCACCCCGGCGCAGGTCAGGGCGTACCGCATCGCCGACAACAAGGTCGCGGATTTGGCCACGTGGGATATGGAACTCCTGCCCATCGAATTGTCGGAACTGCGCGGCATGGACGTGGACCTGGAACTCCTGGGCTTCTCGTCGGCGGAGCTGGAGAAGATGCTCGGCGCGACAGGCACCGAGGGCCTGACCGACCCGGACGCCATCCCCGAGCCGCCGGACGAGGCAGTCACCAAGCCCGGCGACTTGTGGACACTCGGCAACCACCGGCTGCTGTGTGGCGACTCCGGCAAGGCCGAGGACGTGGACAGGCTGCTGGACGGGGCGACCGTGCAGCTCGTGAACACCGACCCGCCCTACAATGTCGGCGTCGCCAGCCGGAGCAACAACGCCATCGCCGCCAGCGGCGACCGGCCCATCGGCCAGCAGGGCATGGACATCGCCATCCGGGGCGAGACGCACGCCACGACGGGCAAGCTGCGCCCCAAGGACAGGCCGCTCGTCAACGACTTCATCTCCGACGAGGAGTTCGCCCGGCTCCTGCGGCTGTGGTTCGGCAACATCCAGCGGGTGCTGGAACCGGGCCGGGCCTTCTACATCTGGGGCGGGTACTCGAACATCTGGAACTATCCCAACGCGCTGCGGGAATCGGAGCTCTACTTCTCGCAGATGATCATCTGGGTCAAGGAGCATCCGGTCCTCACGCGCAAGGACTTCATGGGCAACCACGAGTGGTGTTTCTACGGCTGGAAGGAGGGCGCGGCCCACTACTTCAACCCGGAGATTACCAACGCCACCGATGTGTGGTCCGTGAAGAAGGTCAACCCGCAGTCGATGGTGCACCTCACGGAGAAGCCGGTCGAACTCGCCGTCCGCGCCATGACCTACAGCAGCAAGCCGGGCGAGAACGTCCTGGACCTCTTTGGCGGCTCGGGCAGCACGCTCATCGCCGCCGAGCGGACCGGGCGTCGGGCACTCGTGGTGGAGATCGACCCGCTCTACTGCGATGTCATCGTCCGCAGGTGGGAAGAGTTCACAGGACGGAAGGCCGAGCGGACGGCCCTGAACGACCAAACCCCGGCTTGCGCCGGGGTGGTCGGAGCGGAGGGATTGAAGCGTGCTACGCCTTGAGCGTGAACATCCCGCGGTCGGCCTTGGCGAACCGCGACGCGTCGCCCTTCTTGGCGATCTCGCGGATGATGGCTGCGTAGACCGTCGCGGACGGCGTCTTGCCGCCGGTCTTCCAGTACCCCTTCTCGATGGCCCGCTCGACGATGGTCTTGCAGCCCAGCGGCTCGCCCGCGTCGGTCAGCACCTTCGCCGCTGCGTCCAGGCCGCTCATCGTCCCGTCCTTGCGCTCGGCCTTCTTGCGGGGCTTCGGCTCGCCCGTCGCCTTGGCCTTTGGCCGCACGACGCCGACCGGAACGCCCAGGACCTTCGAGGCGACCTTGGCGGCCGTCTGAAGCGCCTGGGTCTCGCGCTCCTGCTTACCGTCCTCCTGCTTCTTCCGCCACTGGTCCTCCGGCTGACCATCGCCCCGGACGCGGTCGGTCGAGAACTTCACGGTCCTCTCCTTGCCGTCGGGCTGGAGGACCGTGCCCTCGTACCGCCCGTGCCCGAGCCCAGAGTCGACCCGCACCGGGAGGTACGAGCCGCCCACGGCCACGGAATAGACGTGGCCCAACACGACCTGCTTCTTCGCCTTGCTCATGTCCGTCTCCTCGCCGGCGATTGCTTCCCGCGTTGCGGCGTCGGCCGGCCTGCGAAGCCGCTGCGCTCCTCTGATGCGGACGGCGCGGTGCGTCTCGGCGTTGACCGCGTCCCATCCGCCGTACGGGGACTGGCCGGTGATCCGCACCGGCACGACCCGGCCGCTGACCTTCGCCAGGTAGCGGCCACCGATGACGACCTCGTTCTTCTTCATGGCTTGCACCTCCTACCTGCGGTCGATGGTGATGTAGCCCAGTTCGGCCAACACGTCGTTGACGCGGTCCCAGCCGCCGAGGAGCTCGGCCAACTGCTCGGCGAACCAGCGGACGCCACGGTCCACGGCGTCGTCGCCCGTCGGACGCGCCCCCAGGAGCGCCGTGGCCATGACCGCCGCAGCCTCCGGCGAGACGCAGTCCTGGACCAGGTTCCGCAGCTCCTTGCCCGGGTCGGCGGGGTCGTTCGGCGGCACGGTCACGCGGACCTTCTTGCCGCCGAACTCCGCCTCGTAGGTCTTGAGTCGCTTACGTTTCACGGTTCGTTTCTCCTTTCGCCGGATAGCGCCGGCCGCGCTTCTGTTTCAGTCCTCGAAGGTCTCAATGACCCGCCGGTAGGCGTCGATGTCCAACCCGGTGCCGCGGTGGCCGTCGAGGTAGACCTGGAGCGTCCGGGCGACCTGCCCGTTCAGCGCCGTCTCCTTCGCGTCGGCTTCGAGCTGGAAGGCCTCGCCGACCGGCACGCCCTCGCCGTCGCGGCGCTCGATGACCTTCGTCACCCGCGTGCCGGTGATCATGATCCGCCGCCCGTCGCGGCGGATGGTCGCCGTTCCGAGCGGCCCTTCAATGTCGATTCGCGTCGTCTTCATGGTCTCGGCTCCTTTCGGTTTCGCGCTGGCCATGCCAGCGATCCGATCAGGCCGTGGCCGGGCGGGCATGCCAAGTGGAATCTGCCGGGAAAGTGCGGAATTCCCGATGTCGCATGTTGCGATGGGGTAAAGACTTATGTCGCGTAGCGAAGATTCCGGGCAGATTCCGCCGCACCCGGCGCAAGGACCTGCCGCACCCGGCGGCGGAGGGGCGCTGAGCCCGTCGGCCATGACGCCGGAGCAGGCCGCCCGCGTCCTGGCGGCCGCGGGCGCGCGGCACGCGACTGTCGAGAACATCCGCCGGGACATCGAGGCTGGTGCGCCGGTGAACGCCGACGGGACCGTCAACCTCGTGCATTACGCCGCCTGGCTGGCGCGGGAGTCCGCCCGTGGCGATTGACCCCCGCAACCTGAAGCCCGCCGACCTGGCGCGGCTGCTGAACTCCACGCCGCTCGGCACGGTCCTCGACGAGCGCCAGCTCTACCGCCACCGTATGCGGGCGGGGTTCCGCATCGGCGACGGGCGGCGCGTGGACCTCTTCCGTTACGTGGCGTGGCTCGTGGACCAGCGGCACGTGCCGAGGAAGGTCGTCGACCCCGGTGCAGAGTACGAGGCGCTCAAGGAGCGTGCCGCCGCGCGGAACCGGGCGCTCTCGGAGGCCGGGCGGGACATCGGCGAGCTGCCCGCCGTCGTTGACCCGCAGCGCAAGGCGGCGAGCGAGAGGGACTTTCGGTTCTTCTGCCAGGCGTATTTCCCCATGACGTTCTACCTCGGCTGGTCGCCAGACCACCTGAAGGTCATCGCCCGCATCGAGCAGGCGGTACTGCACGGGGGACTGTTCGCGCTGGCCATGCCGCGCGGCAGCGGCAAGACCAGCATCGCCGAGTGCGCCTGCCTGTGGGCGGTTCTCTACGGCCACCGCCAGTTCGTTTGTCTCATCGGCGCGTCCGAGGTCCACGCCGTCGAGATGCTCGACTCCATCAAGATGGAACTGGACGGCAACGACCTCCTGGAGGCCGACTTCCCCGAGGTGGTCCATCCCATCCGGTGCCTGGACGGCATCGCCAACCGCTGCTCAGGCCAGCTCTACAAGGGCGAAAGGACGCACATCGGCTGGACGGCTAGCGAAGTCGTCCTGCCGACCATGCCAGGCTCGAAGGCCAGCGGGGCCATCATCAAGGTCGCCGGCATCACCGGGCGTATTCGGGGCATGAAGTACAAGCGGGCTGACGGGCAGACCGTGAGGCCGTCGCTGGTGGTCCTGGACGACCCGCAGACGGACGAATCGGCGAGGTCGCTATCGCAGTGCGCTACGCGGGAGCGGATTCTCGCGGGCGCGGTGCTCGGCCTTGCCGGCCCGGGCAAGAAGATCAGCGGCATCATGCCCTGCACTGTCATCCGGCCCGGCGACATGGCCGACAACATCCTCGACCGTGACAAGCACCCGGAATGGAACGGCGAGCGGACGCGGATGGTCTACTCATTCCCCAAGAACGAGAAGCTCTGGGCCAAGTACGCCGAGGTCCGCGCCGAGAGCCTTCGCATTCACGGCGACCTGCGCGAGGCGACGGCCTTCTACGAGGCCAATCGCGAGGCCCTCGACGAGGGCGCGGAAGTGGCGTGGCCGGAGCGGTTCAACCACGACGAGGCCTCGGCCATCCAGCACGCCATGAACCTGAAGCTCCAGGACGAGGCGGCGTTCTTCGCCGAGTACCAGAACGAGCCGCTGCCGGAAAAGGGCGTGGAGGATGACGAACTCCTCACCGCCGACCAGGTCGCCCAGAAGCTCAACGGCTATCGCGCGGGCGAAGTGCCCCTCGGCGCGGACCACCTGACGATGTTCATCGACGTGCAGGGCAAGCTCCTCTTCTGGCTGGTCTCGGCCTGGGCGGATGACTTCACGGGATACGTCATCGATTACGGCTCGTACCCGGACCAGAAGCGCCGTTACTTCACGCTGCGGGACGCGACGCGGACGCTCCAACTTGCGGCCAAGGGCGTGGGGCTGGAAGGCGCGATCTACGCCGGGCTGGAGGTCGTGACGAACGATCTTCTCGGCCGAGAGTGGCGGCGCGAGGACGGGGCGCACCTGAAGGTCGAACGGTGCCTTATCGACGCCAACTGGGGCACGTCCACAGACGTGGTCTATCAGTTCTGCCGCCAGTCCGCCCATGCGGCGGTCCTGACGCCCAGCCACGGGCGGTTCGTGGGCGCATCGAGCATCCCGTTCTCCGAGTACCGGCGCAAGCGCGGGGACCGGGTGGGCCTGAACTGGCGCATCCCGAGCGTCCACGGCCGCCGGGCCATCCGCCACGTGCTCTTCGACTCGAACTACTGGAAGAGCTTCATCCATGCGCGTCTGGCCGTGGCGATGGGCGACCGGGGGTGCCTGTCCCTGTTCGGCCGCGACCCGGAAACGCATCGCCTCCTGGCCGAGCACCTCACGAGCGAGTACCGCGTGAAAACCGAGGGTCGGGGTCGCGTGGTGGACGAGTGGAAGCTGCGCCCGGAGGCCTCGGAGAACCACTGGCTTGATTGCCTGGTCGGCTGCGCCGTGGCGGCGTCGATGCAAGGGGTGACCCTGCGATCTCACGAAGAGGTGCCCCGGCCCCGCGGGCGGATCAAGTTGTCTGAGTTTCAGCGCCGCAGGGTCGCCGCGTCGGGCAAGATTCTCTGACCTTCCTGCCAAAATCTCCGCAACAAAAATGCCGGTGCTGCAGAAGTAGTAGGGCGGAAGGAGGAAGCGCCGGCATGGCTGACCAGGAACTTGACAGCGCCATCCGCCAGAACGCCCAGGGCCCGGCACGGGCCGGCTCGGACGGCCTGAACGTGGAGCAGCACCGGCTGGCCGAGCAGATCGCCGCCGACAAGTATCTGGCCAGCAAGAAGGCCTCGCGCCAGAAGGGGTTGGGCGTCCGGCTGGTCAAGCTCAGTCCGGGAGGGACCTGCTGAGATGTGGCCTTTCGCACGGAGGCGAAGCAAGACCGGCCGGACGCCCATGGTGGTGCGGGCCCGCTACGACGCGGCCCAGACCACGCCCGACAACGTCCGCCACTGGGCCAACGCCGACGGCCTCTCGGCCGACGCGGCAGCCAGCCCCGAGGTCCGCCGCACGCTCCGCAATCGCGCCCGCTACGAGGTGGCCAACAACTCCTACGCCAAGGGCATCATCCTGACGCTGGCCAACGATGTCATCGGCACCGGGCCGAGGCTTCAGGTCCTCACCGAGAACCAGTCGGCCAACCGGCTCATCGAGCAGGAGTTCTCCCGCTGGTCGGCCGCCGTGGGTCTGGCCGAAAAACTCCGCACCATGAGGATGGCCAAGGCGACCGACGGGGAGGCCTTCGCCCTGTTGACGGCCAATCCCACCCTCCCGGCCCTCGTCAAGTTGGACGTGCAGCTCATTGAGGCCGACCGGGTCTTCACGCCGACTGTCAAGCTCGCCCTGGAGAGCGTCGTGGACGGCATCGAGTTCGACCAGGCCGGCAACCCGGTCCTCTACTACGTCAGCGGTCAGCATCCGGGGGATGCGGGCATCCACGTCGGCGAGTTCGACCGCGTGGAGGCGGAGGCGATGATCCACTGGTTCCGGCCCGACCGGCCGGGCCAGCATCGGGGCGTCTCGGAGATCACGCCTGCCCTGCCGCTCTTTGCGCAACTGCGGCGATACACGCTCGCCGTGCTCGGGGCGGCTGAGACGGCGGCGGACTTTGCGGCGGTGCTCTTCACTGATGCGCCGGCCAGCGGAGAGGCCCAGGCCCTGGAGCCGATGGACGTGGTCGAACTGGAGAAGCGCATGGCCACCGTCCTGCCCGACGGGTGGAAGCTGGGGCAGGTCGAAGCCCAGCAGCCGACCACCAGCTACGCCGAGTTCAAGCGGGAAATTCTCAACGAGATCGCCCGCTGCCTGAACATGCCCTACAACATCGCCGCCTGCAACTCCTCCGGCTACAACTACGCCTCGGGGCGGCTGGACCACCAGACCTACTTTAAGAGCATCCGCGTCGAGCAGGCGACCTGCGGCGCGGTCGTCCTCGACCGCGTCCTGGAGGCCTGGCTGGAGGAGGCCGTGCTGTTGCCGCAACTGGCGTCCCTGGCCGGTCTGGGGGACGTGCCACACCAGTGGTTCTGGGACGGCCACGAGCACGTGGACCCGCAGAAGGAGGCGGCGGCGCAGGCCCAGCGCCTGGCCGGTCACACCACCACGCTTGCCCACGAGTATGCCCGCCAGGGCAAGGACTGGGAGACCGAGATTCGCCAGCGGGCCAAAGAACTGGCCCTGATGAAGGAACTGGGACTGGCCATCCCGCAGGCAGCGCCGCAATCGGCCGGCGATGCCGACGACCGGACCGACCGCCGAGACGAGGAGGAGGACCAGGATCGTGCCGCTGCCTGAGAGACAAACCGGCGAGACGCACGAGCAGTTCATCGACCGCTGCATGGGCGATGCGGCCATGGTCCGTGAGTTTCCCGACACTGCCCAGCGCCGGGCCGTCTGCGAGAGTCGCGCGGGCGTCCGCGCCGGAGAACCTCTGGAGATGGCGCTTACGGCATCGTTCCAGGTGGAGGCCGCGCAAGGCCCCTCCGCCGACGGCCGGCCCCGCAACCGCCGCTTCGCCATGGTCGCCTACACCGGCGGCCCCATGCGCATCGCGGGCTTCTCGTACCCCGTCGTGGTGGACCTGGCGGGGCTGGACCTTTCGCGGGCGTCGTTCCCGGTCTTCGTCGGCCATCAACAGGACCCCGACTACATGCTCGGCCAGGCCGACCGCGTGGAGGTAGTGGGGACGAACCTCATCGTCTCCGGGGAGGTCATCGACGTGTCGGCCCGGGCCAAGGCCGTCGTGGAGGCCCACGACAGGGGGTTCCGGTGGCAGGCGAGCATCGGGGCAGTCGTCCTCCAGCGGGAATTTGTGCCCGAAGGCCGGACGGTGAATGTCAATGGGACCAGCCTGCCGGGCCCGCTCATCGTGGCCCGCAAGGCCGAACTGGGGGAGATCAGCTTCGTGTTCCTCGGCGCGGACCGCAACACGTCCGCCACTATTGCGGCACAGACCGCTCGGAAGGAGAGCAACGACATGGACGAGACGAAGAACAATACCGCCACCCAGGGCAAGAACGCCCCCGTGGTCGAGTCGCGGGTGGGCAGCGGCGGGGATGCCAATCCCGCCGTGACGGAAAGTCCGCCGTCCGATCCCGTGGCGGACATCCGGGCCGCTGCCCTGGCCGAGACGCAGCGCATCGACGCCATCCGCAAGGTCTGTGCCGGCCGGCACGCGGACATTGAGGCCAAGGCCATTGAGGAGGGCTGGGACGCCGGCCGGGCCGAGCTTGAGGTGCTCCGCGCCGAGCGACCGAAGGCCCCGGCCGCGCACTTCCGCGACGGCACCGTCGAAACGGACGTGCTCGCCGCGGCCGTCTGCCTTAGCGGCGGCATGAAGCCCGACGAGTCGCGCTTCGACGCCAAGGTGCTCGATGCCGCCGAACGGCGGTTCCGTTCGGGCATCGGCCTCCAGGAACTCATCATGGAAGCGGCCTGGGCCAACGGCTACCAGGGCCGAAGCTTCCGCTCCGACATGGAAGGCGCTCTCCAAGCGGCGTTCAGCACGTTCCGTCTGCCGGGCATCCTTTCCAACGTCGCCAACAAGTTCCTGCTGGCCGGCTTCGAGAGCGTCGAGGACGCCTGGAAGCGCATCGCCGCCACGCGGAGCGTCCGCGACTTCAAGACCGTTACCAGTTACCGCCTGACCGGGGCCTTCGAGTACGAGGAGGTCGGTGCGACCGGGGAACTCAAGCACGGCCAGGTGGACGAGGAGACCTTCTCCAACCAGGCGAAGACCTACGGGCGGATGTTCTCCATCACCCGCACCGACCTCATCAACGACGACCTCGGCGCGTTGACGGCGCTGCCGCGGCGGATCGGCCGGGGTGGCGCGCTGAAGCTCAACAAGGTCTTCTGGACCGCGTTCCTCAACAATGCCGCCTTCTTCACCGCCGCCCGCGGCAACTACAAGGCCGGCGCGGACACGGTGCTTTCGGTGGACGGCCTGACCGACGCGGAACTCCTGTTCCTGGAGCAGAAGGACGCCGAGGGGAGCCCCCTGGGAATCACGCCCAAGGTGTTGCTGGTTCCGCCGGCGCTGCTGGTCCGCGGCACGCAGCTCATGAACTCGACGGAGCTGCGCGACACGACCGCCAACACCAAGTACGTCACCAACAACCCACACGCGGGCAAGTTCAGCGTCGTCCACTCGGCCTACCTGAGCAACTCGACGCTGACGGGCTACTCGGCCAAGGCGTGGTATCTGCTGGCCGACCCCGAGGACCTGCCGGTCATCGAGGTGGCCTTCCTTAACGGCCAGCAGACCCCGACCGTCGAGCGGGCGGATGCGGACTTCAACGTCCTGGGCATCCAGTTCCGTGGGTACTTCGACTTCGGCGTCGCCCTCCAGGACTGGCGGGCGGGCGTGAAGATGAAAGGCGAGGCGTAACCCTCACAGCCATAGGAGCCAACGAGATGGCAACGTTCATTCACGACGGAAACAGCATCGACTACGCCCCCGGCTCGGCCGTCACGGCGGGCGCGGTGGTGGTTCAGGGAGAACTGGTCGGCGTAGCCAAGGTGGACATCCCTGCCAACACGCTCGGCGCATTGGCGGTCGCGGGGGTCTTCGACTTCCCCAAGGCCACCGGCTCTGGGATCACGGCCGGGGCCTTGTGCTACTGGGACGCGACCAACCAGCGGGCGACGACCACGGCCACGGGCAACAAGCTCATCGGCAAGTGCGTGAAGGCCGCTGCGGACGTGGACACGACGGTCCGGGTTCGCATGAGCCAGTAACGGAGGCGCTTGAAGCGTGGGTGACCTGTTGAGGCAAGGAAGCCAATGGCTGGAGCAGCAGCGCTCGGCGCACTGCTCCAGCCAGGTCACCTACCGACGCGGTGCCCAGGAGCAGGCGCTGAGCGCCACCTTCGGGCGGACGCAGTACGAGGTCCAGGACGACTATAGCCTCGTGGTCGCGGCGCACGTGACGGACTTCCTGGTGGCCGCGGCGGACCTTGAGCCGGTCTTCGGCGAGCCGCAAGCGGGCGACCGGATCGTCGCCGACGGCGTGGTGCACGAGGTGATGAGCCTGGCAAGAGAGGGGCATTGGCGGTGGAGCGACCCGTACCGCACGACGATGCGGATTCACACGAAGGAAGTGGGCACGGCCCCATAGGGATGTGCCACATGAGCGAGTGCGAAGGACAGTACGAGCGGGTGTGCAAGGGCGAGTTTTCGGCCATCCACGCGAAGCTCGACCGGCTGGACGAGGCGATTCGCGGCAACTCCAAGCCCGGCATCCAGCTTCGGCTGGACCGGCTGGAGGCGGCCGAGGCCGTGCGGTCGAAACTCCTGTGGATCATCGCTGGGTCGGTGGTGTCCCTCGCCGTCGCGGCGGTGTGGAAACTGGTGATCGGAGGCTGACGTGGCGAAGCGCTGGATCAACTCGGCGGACGTGCTGGTGGACGACCAGGGCCGCGTCGCGGTGCTGCTGCCGGCGGAACTCGTCCAGAACAACCGGCTGAAGGTGGACGCCGCGGGCGTGACGCTCACCGCCGACATCATCGACCTGGACGTCCAGGCCATCACCGGCGCGCCCCCGTATGCCCGGACGCTGGCCGACCTGAACGACCGGCTGGAGTACGGGCTGTTCGACTACGGGTATCCCTTCTTCCAAGAGTTGCGCTGGGACCTCGAATACTACCTCTACAACAACTGGTACGGCTACGAGCCGTGGCTGGCGACAGTCGACCGGTCCATCAACGACGGCTTCTATTACCAGCTCTACAACCAGTGGAACTACGAGCCGTGGATGCAGACGCTGCACTACGACTTGGATTGGCTGCTCCACTCGCCCTGGGGCGGGACCGTCGCCGAGATGCTCTACGCCATGCAGTATGACCTGGCCGACGTCAGGTGGACGTTGGCGGACATGCGGGCGATCCTCCAGGACGTCTACGACTCGTCCGGTCACGCCCTGAGAACAATCGGCGCCTGAGGAAAGGACTGACATGAAACCCAACCTGAAAGTCGCCGACGTGGACGGCAAGAAGGCGCTGCTGGTCAACGGTCGGACGCTGCTGACCAAGAAGCAGGTCGGCGAGCAGATCGCATCGCTCCAGGAACGGATCACGAAGCGCCTGCCGGCGCTGCGGGCGTCGCTGGACGCCCAGGAACTCCTGAAGGCCGCTCAGGAGAACATCGACCGGCAGATCGCCGAGGGGACGGAGGCCAAGGCGGCCCTGGAGGCCGTCCTGGGGCAACTGGACTGACGCATGGCACTGATCGCGGACATCGCGGAGGCAGTGGTGACGGCCCTGAACGGCCACACGTTCAGCCAGCCGTTCACGGCGGCACGGGCGTACAGGCCCGTCTTCGACCTGAAGGACATGACCGACCTTCACGTGACGGTCGTGCCCAAGGGCGTGGAACTTACCACCGCGGGACGGGGCCTCGCGCAGAGCGACGTGCAAATCGACATCGGCGTCCAGAAGAAACTCGCCTCCGGCGACAACGCGGAAATCGACTCTCTCCTGGGCCTGGTGCAGGAGATCGCCGAGTTCATCCGCGCGACTGGCCGCTTCGGCGATGCAACGTGGGTGAAGACCGAGAACACGCCCATCTACTCCCAGGAGCACCTGGGCGAGCTGCGGCAGTTCACCAGCGTCCTGACGCTGACCCTGCGGGTGATGACGGCATGATCGGGATGGTGACCAAGCAGATGTTTTTCGACCGCAAGGCGGTCACGAGGCGGGTGGACAAGGCCGCGCGGAAGGTTCTCTCGAAGTTCGGGGCGTTCGTGCGGACCGGCGCGAAGCACTCTATCCGCAAGCGCAAGGCGGTGTCGGAGCCGGGCAGTCCGCCTTCGAGCCACGTGGGCCTGCTGCGGAAGCTCATCTACTTCGGCTACGACCCGGGGCGCAGGAGCGTGGTCATCGGCCCGACGCCACTGCACGGCGCGGCCGAGGCCCCGCCGCTCCTGGAGTACGGCGGCAAGGCCCGGCGGCGCGGGCGGAAGGACAGGCCCGTGATGGCGACGTACAAGGCTCGCCCGTTCATGGGACCGGCCTTCGAGCGCGAGAAGCCGAAGCTCCCGGCGATGTGGGCCGGCAGCGTGAAAGCATAGGAGGCCAAGGACATGGCGACGTTCATTCTGGGCAAGGACGCGAAACTCTATCACGGCGCGGCCGGCAGCACGCCCTCGACCGAGATGTCCAATGTGCGGGACGTGACACTGACCCTCGAGGCCGGCGAGGCGGACGTGACCACGCGGGCGAACTCCGGCTGGCGGGCGACCGCGCCGACGCTGCGGGAATGCACCTGCGAGTTCGAGATGGTGTGGGACCCCGCCGACGCCGGGTTCACCGCCATCAAGAACGCCTTTCTCGCGTCGGGGCTGATCGCGCTGAAGATTCTGGACAAGGCCGGCGGCCAGGGGCCTGACGGGGACTTTGCGATCACGTCGTTTTCTCGCAACGAGGCGTTGGAAGAGGCCATCACCGTCAGCGTGACGGCCAAGCTGGCCGTGTTCCGAAGCTGGATCGAGGGGACCTGATATGAAGACCTTCACCGACACCGCCGGGCGTACCTGGACGCTGGCGCTCACCATTGACGCGGCCAAGCGGGTGAAGAGCCTTCTGGACGTGAACCTGCTGGAACTGGAGGCGGGCGACCCGCCGCTGCTGACGCGCCTGGGCACGGACGTGATTCTCCTGTGCGACGTCATCTTCGCCCTCGTGAAGCCCCAGGCCGACGCGGCGGGAGTCACCGACGAGCAGTTCGCGGCGGCCCTCGGCGGCGACGTGGTCCTCGCGGCGCAGACGGCCTTCTACGAGGAACTCGTCGATTTTTTCCGCAAGCTGGGCCGGCGCGATCTGGCCAAGGCCGTCGACGCCCAGCGACGGATGATCGACCTGGCGGTCGCGCGGATCGAGACGCGGCTGGACAAGCTGGACCTGGAGGCGGCGGTCTCGGAGACCCTGAGCGAAGCCGAAGGGGAGACGACCCTCGAAGCGGTGAGCGCGCGCAGCGAGTCGATCCGTGGCGAACCGTCTACGAGCTCGCCGCCGTCGTCGGGGTCGCCCCCGGCCCGCTGACGCTGCGGGAACTGTTGTGGATGGCCGAGGCCCGGGGCCGTGACAACTGGGCGCACACGTCGGCGGTCCTGGCGCTCGTGGCCAACGTGAATCGCGACCCGAAGAAGACCAGGGCCTACAAGCCCAGCGACTTCGACCCGTACTCGGCCAGGGACAAGCGCGACTCTGGCGTTGAAGTAACGGACATGGCGGTCCTGAAGGACGCCTTCACCAGACCTAAGGAAGGAAGGTGACGCGATGAAGAAGGTTGCGATGTGCATTGCGGTGCTGGCCGTGCTGTGCCTGACCGGCTGCGGCAACGTGTACCTGCGGGGCGAGGCGCTGACGGCCGCCGAGACCAGCACGATGGATGCCTACCAGGCCGTCCAGCGGACGGAGCCTGCGCGCGAGCCGGACTGCCCCGCGTGGCTGCGGGCGTACCTGGAGGAGAACTTCAAGCAGTGGCGGTTCTTCGTGCGGAGCGCCCGCAAGGATGAGGCCTGGGGGCCGAAGCTGGAGGGTGAGCAGCCATGAGCGATCTCAACGAGCGTGTTCAGCAACTTCTCGCCCGCATCCCCGAAGACCAGCGCCAGGCGGCAACGGCCCTGCTGGCCGAGTACGGGCCGAGGCTCTTCGACCTCGCCCAGGAGGACGCCTGGCAGTACCTGCGGCGGCTGATGGCGGGCGACATCGAGGCGGTGGCGGAACTGGACTCGAAACTCTCGAACGAGGAGTTCGTGGCCAAGGTCAAGTCCAACACCGCGCGATGGGAGGCCGTCGCCCGCTACAACAAGGTCCGCGAGGACCTGAAGAACGAACTTCTGCTTCGGATCGCGCCGGTCGTCGCCTCGATCCTCGCGGCCCTGGTGGGCCTTTGACAAGCGCGACAAGGAGGTCGGCATGAACAAGGTGCGTGAATTCCTCAAGGGGAAGAAGGCGTACATCACCGCCGCCGTTGGCTTGGCCGGTGCTGTGATTGCCTGGGCCGACGGGCAGATCGACACGGTGGCGCTCCTGGCCGCCGTGTGGGCCGCGGCGCAGGCCGTCTTCATCCGGGCCGGCATCGCCAACGAGGTCGCCAAAGCGCAGGCAGGCGAGTAGGTGCGCCATGCTCGACGTGGACCTCGTCAACTCCAAGGACGCCCGCGCCCTGTGCCTGCGGTGGCACTACTCGAACATCTTCCCGCCGCACTGCATGGTGCACCTGGGCTTCCACGACGGGCACGGCCTGGCGGGCGTGGCCATCTGGGGCTGGGGCACGAGGCCCCGGCATACCATCCGGCGGCTGTTCCCGTCCCTCGACACGCGGGACTACTGGGAACTGTGCCGCCTGTGCTGCCGGGACGACCTGCCCCGCAACACCGAGAGCCAGCTCCTGGCCGCCTGCACCAGATGGTTCCGCGAGCGCCAGCCGGAGAAGGTGCTCCTGTTCACCTGGGCCGACGGGATTCGCGGCAAGCCCGGCTACGTTTACCAGGCCGCGGGCTGGCTCTACGGCGGGTTCATCACCACGGAGATTTACCTCACGGCCGACGGTGAGCCGGTGCACCCGCGCTTCATGATTACGCGGTTCGGCACGCGCCGCCGGGAGGTGTGGACGGGCCTGGGGCTTCGCAAGGTCTGGGGACGCCAGTTCCGCTATGTCAAGTTCCTCTGCGGGCACGCCCGCCGCAAGAGGCTGCTCCGCGAGAGCCCGGTCGAGTGGACCCGCTTGTATCCGAAGACGCGGGACCTGGCGTGGGCGATTGACGCGGGCGAGGGGTCAAGAGAGACCCGCGATCCTCCCAGGATCGAGAGGACGGGGCGGTTCCGTCAGCCCGCTCCAGCAACGACCCGGGCGCTGCTCTTCGAGAACTGCCTGTCCGGCAGGCAGGCGGCGGCCGGTTGCTCACCTGCCTTCGCCGAGGCTACGGCAGGCAGGTAGGAGTCGATTGAATGCCGCAGGCAGGTGCAATCCGGGCGGGTCGCGCGTTCGTCGAGCTGTTCGCCGATGACTCGAAGCTCGTGCGCGGCCTCAAGCGCGCCCAGGCGAAGCTCAAGGCCTTCGGCGAGAGCGTCCGCAACATGGGCCTCAAGCTCGTCGGCCTTGGCTCGGCCGTGGTCGCGCCGCTGGCGGCATCCAGCAAGGTCTTCGCCAACATGGGCGACGCGCTGGCCAAGATGAGTGCCCGGACGGGCTTCTCCGTCGAGACGCTGTCGGAGCTCGGCTTCGCCGCCGACCTTTCGGGTGCGAGCATGGAGGTCCTGGAGACCGGCATCCGCAAGATGCAGAGGACCATTCTCGACGCGGCCACGGGGATGAAGAGCGCCCAAGAGGCCCTGGCCATCCTCGGCCTGACCGTCGCCGACCTCGACCAGCTCTCGCCCGAGCAGCAGTTCAAGCTGATCGCCGACCGGCTCAGCCAGATCGAGGACCCGACCATCAAGGCCGCCGCTGCGATGGAACTCTTCGGCCGCTCCGGCACAATGCTGCTGCCGATGCTCTCCGGCGGCGCGGCGGGCATCGAGCAGCTCCAGGAGCAGGCCCGCAGGCTGGGGCTGACCATCTCGACCGAGGACGCCAAGGCAGCGGAGCGATTTACGGACACGCTGAGCATCATGTGGAAGGTGCTCAAGCAAGGCGTTTTCACCGTCGGCTCGGCTCTGGTGCCCGTGCTCTCGCAGGCGGCGCAGTGGGTCACGCGCGTGGCCGTCGTCGCGGCCGAGTGGATCAAGCGGAACAAGGAACTCATCGTCACCATCTTCCAGGTGGCCATTGGTGTCATCGCGGCCGGCGCGGCGCTCGTGGTCCTGGGCTACGCCATCACCGGCGTGGCCAAGGTGATGGGCGTGCTGGCCGTGGCCGTCACCGCCGTGGGCACGGTCCTGAAACTGCTGGGGGCGGTGCTGGCGTTCCTGGTCTCGCCCATCGGCCTGGTCATCACGGCCGTCGTGGCCCTTGGGGCCTACATCCTCTACGCGACCGGTGCGGGGGCGAAGGCCCTGGGCTGGCTGGCCGAGCGGTTCGAGACGCTCCGCGACGACGCGGTGGCCTCCTACCAAGGCATCGCCGACGCCCTGGCCGCCGGGGACATCACCCTGGCGGCGAAGATTCTCTGGCTGACGCTCAAGATGGAGTGGACCCGGGGCATCAACTTCCTGGAGAAGGCGTGGCTGAACTTCCGCAACTTCTTCATCAAGATCGGCTACGACGCCTGGCACGGATTGCTCGCCGTCGTCGAAATCGTCTGGCATGCCCTGGAGGTCGGCTGGATCGAGACCACGGCGTTCCTCTCGAAGACCTGGACTCAGTTCACCGGCTGGGTGACCAAGGCCTGGCACTGGTGCGGCAAGCAGCTCTCGAAGGCGTGGAACTGGATCAGGAAGCAGTTCGACTCCAGCTTCGACGCCGAGGCGGCCAACCGCGCGGCGGATGAGTACTACGAGGCGCGGAAGGCCGACATCGAGCGGGAGACAGGCCAGAAGCTCGCCGAGCGTGAGGAGCGCCGCCAGCAGGAGCGCGAACGCGCCACACAGGTGCATGAAGCCACGATGGCCGAGATCGGCCGGCAGAATCTCCAGAAGCACCAGGAACTCGACACCGAGTACCAGCAGCGCATGGCCGAGAACGAGGCCGACCTGGCCAAGGCCCGCAAGGAATGGCAGGACGCCCTCGGCGAAGCCCGGCGAAAGCGAGAAGCCAAGGAAGCCGAAGGCCCCGGCAGGATGGAAGGCCCCGAAGACTTGCTCGCCAAGGTCCGCGGGAGCCTGTCGGGCCTGGGCGACCTGCTCCAGACGGCCCGAGAACGGACCATCGGCGTGGCGGGTACGTTCAACGCGGCGGCGCTCCTGGGCCTCCAAGCCGGCGGGGCCGACGACCGCATCGCCAACGCCACCGAGCGCACCGCCAAGGGCGTCGAGGGCCTCCGCCAGGACGTGCGGAACAACCGCGCGGCGTTCACGTGAGATGAACCATGCCGCTTACTCTGACTGAAAAACTCGACAGCCGCAAATGGACCACGGGCGACAACGCCACGGTTGAGATGGTTTACATTCTCACCGGCACGAGCGACGACGTGACGGCCAAGACGCTCATCGAGAACTCCACCGCCAGCGTCTACAACGGCCTGGTCCGCCAGTCCATCCAGATAGAACCCGAATGGGTGGACACGACCCGCGGCGACGGCCAGTGGGTCGCCACCGTCCGCTACGGCGTGCGGCCCCCGACCGAGGTCGGCGAGTCGTCGTTCGCCTTCGACACCTCCGGCGGCACCCAGCACATCACCCAGTCCCTGGCCACCATCCATCGTTACGGCGCGCCGGGGACGACCGCCCCGGACTTCGGCGGGGCCATCGGAGTCACGCACGACAATGTCGAGGGCGTGGATATCACCGTCCCGGTCTACTCCTTCTCCGAGACGCATTACCTGGACGCTGCGGTCGTCACGCCCGCCTACAAGGGCACGCTGTTCTCGCTGACCGGCAAGGTCAACAACGCCTCGTTCAAAGGCCTGGCCGCGGGCGAGTGTCTCTTCCTCGGCGCTTCCGGCTCGAAGCGCGGCGCGGAGGACTGGGAAATCACCTACCGCTTCGCCGGGTCGCCCAACCGCAGCGGCCTGGTCGTCGGCCCCATCACCGGCATCTCGAAGAAGGGCTGGGAGTACATGTGGGTCCGCTACGCCGACTCGGAGGACGCCGCCGCCAAGGCCATCGTCAAGAAGCCCGTCGCCGTCTACATCGAGCGCGTCTACGAGGAGGGCAACTTCGCGGCGCTCGGGATAGGGACATGACCCATGGGCGACGCGATGAAGAAGGTCAAACCCGGCGACCCGCTGGTCATCCCGGCGGCCACGTTCAACACGTTCATCGATTCGGCGCGGGACTTCCTGGCGCGGCAGCACCAGCAGGCACAGGCCGGTACGCCCTCCGGTCGGCACAACTGCATCGTCCTCGTGCGTAACGACAGCGGCGCGGACCGCGAGCGGTTCGACGTGCTGGGCATCAGCGGCCCGGTCTTCGACCCGGCCTCCGACGAGGAGGCCTTCAAGAACTACCCGGCCATGACGGGCGTCACGCCCGCCGAGGACGACCACCAGGGCAAGTTCGTCATCCTGATCGAACCGGTCCTTGCCGGAAAGCTCGCCCGCGCCGTGGCCGCTGGTGTCGTGCCCGCCCGCGTGGACGTGCCCGACGAGGACTACCCGTACCGTCTGGCCGACGTGACGGACGGCTCGGCGGCGAACCTGACGGCCGCCAAGGTCGGCTCGGCCGCCATTCTCTGGCGCGAGGGCGGCACGGGCGTCCAGTGGGCGCTGCTCCGCCTGGGCAACCTGCCGCAACCGGGCGTGTTCCCGGTGGACCTGGCCCAGTACGGAGGCGAGCAGGGCGACGACCAGAATCCGGCCACGTGGACCTACGACGTGACCGACCCCGTCAGCGGTGAGACGCTCGCCAGCGGCGTGGACCCCGTCGCCTCCCCGCACAAGTGGCAGCGCCCGTCGGTCGGCTACATCATCCCGGCCACGTTCGGCTACGCACACTGGGACGCCGACGGCGAGCTCGTGCTCGGCTGGATCAACGAGGTCGCCGACCAGGAGGCCTGCGAGACCTCCGAGCCGGGAACGTAGGAGGCCGAGCATGTCCACGAGCGGCAAGGCGGTGGCGGTCTCCAGCGGCAAGCGCGGCGTCCTCATCGGCGGCAGGGCGGCCGTCTTCGACGCCGAGGGCAAGTGCGCCGCCTGCTGCATCGAGTTCACCCAGCGCTGGTCGTTCACGGACTCCGGCTTCATCGACGGCGGTCAGAACGGGGCGTATCGCGCCTACGACGACCCCGGCGACGTGCCGGCCAGCCCGTGGACCATCCTCAACGATGGGCTGGGCCTGCGGCTGGACTGGGAAGACGACCAGAACTGCGTGGGCCACAATCCCTACACCCAATACGCCACGGCCACCTGCGAGATCACCGTGCCGCAGGCGATGATTATGACGGTCAACTGGTCCGGGATGGGCGAGACGCAGGACCCCAACTACGAGCTGATGAGCCTGTACGTCGACGGCGGCCTGGTCGGCTCGGCCCACGCGCCGGGCGGCAAGCTGGGCTGCGCGGGCGGCATGGCCCCGGTGGTCTCCAACCCGCCGCCGCCCCAGCAAGTGCTGCTCGAGCCGGGGCCGCACGTGCTGTTCATCGACGCCACGACCAACGACCCGCTCTACCACTTCGGCGCGTGGTATCGGTTCGACCTGTCCTTCGCCCCCGCGCCGTGAACCGCCGGCCGGAAGGCAAGTATGGAGGTGCCGACAATGTCTGAGACGCTCGTTCCGAAGCAGAAGAAGTGCGGCGACTGCCCGCCGCTGGTAGTCCCGCGCCGTTCCTACACCCCGAGCCGCCCGAGTTGCATCGAGTGCGTCGAGAAGCATCTCGGCGCGGCCTATGTCCTGCTGACGGAGCTGAACGACCTGCCTGACGACCGCCACACCGAGCCGCCCAACCTCTCCCGCCGCCTCCGCGCCATCGGACACTTGTTCGAGGCCGAGGACGAGTCCCAGGAGTGGCCCGGCCTCCACGCCGCCATCCGCCAGGCCCGCAAAGCCTACCAATCCGACGGCACGATGCCCGATTGGAATGTCCTTGCAGAACTGATCTCCGAGGTTGCCCGCGATATAGCTGGGCCGACTCCGCGGGACACGGTCGCGGCGGCTCAAGACCCTGGTGCAAATCCGCAGCCGCAGGCTTTAGCGGGAGCATAACGTGTTCCACAAAAACCACTTGCGTCTTTTCGGCGACTGAGGCCCTTGTTGGACAACGGCACGAGACTTCAGGAGGACAACGATGGCGAAGATGCAAGGAAAGCGCCGACAGGCTGACCACCTGCGACCCGGCGACAAGGTCATTATCCGGCAGAACCCGCACGACCCTCGGGCCGAAGACATCGTCGGGACGGTCATGGTTTACCGCGCCGGGGCGGGCTTCGGCGGCTGCGACCTCGTGGACGTTCACTACAAGCGCCCGTGTGATGGTCAGGGCTCCACGCTGCCTTTCGGCCTGTGCTGCCTTGATGCCGCCACACCGGCGGAGCTCGTTCGTCTGGCCGAGCACCACGAGCGCCTCGCCGCCGGCCTGCGCTCATTGGCCGATGCCCTCGCCCAGTCGCGCTGAACGTCCTTGGGCCTGGGGAGCGACGCTCAGTCGCGTCCACGACGCCCGCGGATTGTATTTGACATGCCGGTGCGGACCTGTACCCTATAGCGTCCGACGTATCATCTGCGACAGTCCTTGCCGTCGCGCACCAAAGGAGACCGGCCCTTGCCGAGCGATAAGAGCATATCTCGAATGGTTCGGACCCTTCGCGCTTCGCTGGGCCTGACGCAGGAGAAGTTCGCTGCCAGGCTCGGCGTCACCTATCCTACCGTCAACCGATGGGAAAATGGACGAGCGCATCCGTCTCCCTTGGCGATGCGGCAACTGAAGGAACTCGCACGTCAGCTCGGGGACACCAGGCTGATGAAGCAGCATTTCGCAGACAGCCAGTAGGAGAGCCGACAAGTGCGACAGATCAACGAGGACGAGGCTGAAATTCTCATCGAGGAACATCTCCGCCAGCGGGGGTGGGACCTCACTGACTTCGAGGCGACCCGCAAGCGATGGCGGGACGATCTGGACGGAGAAGAGGCCGACCGCGTCTTTCTCCGTGACGACAAGGTCGTCGCCATCCTCGAGGCCAAAAAGCCCGGCAAAGACCTCTGGGCCGCCCTCGACCAAGCGAAGGGCTACGCGCGCGCCTATCGTCGGAACACCGGTCACGATGTGCCGCTGCTGTTTGCCAGCGACGGCCAGGTCTTCCTGCGCCAGAATCTCAGGGCGAACACCCTCCCCGAAAAGATCGCCGCCTTTCCGACGCCCGCCGAATTCGGCGAGTTCTTCCAGCCCCAGGCGACCGAGCTGAACGGCACGCTCCGAGACTACCAGCGCGTCGCGGTCTCCCAGGTCCTCGGAGCGGTTCAGGCTGGCCGCCGGCGGATGTACCTCCAGATGGCAACCGGCACGGGGAAGACCATCACCGCCGCTGGGGTCATTGCCAAGTTGTGGTCGGTCGGGCTTCTTCGCCGGGCGCTGTTCCTTGTGGACCGGGACGCCCTGGCGATGCAAACCGTCAGGAAGTTCAAGACCCACCTCGGCGACAACTTTGACATCGACCGGGCCACTGGCGGACCCGAGGACAGGCATCGGGACATCCTCGTCACAACGGTTCAGCACTTGGCTGTGCGCGAGAAGTACCGCTCCTACCCCCAGGACCATTTCGGCCTGGTCGTCCTCGACGAGTGCCATCGCTCATACTTCGGCGACTGGTACGGCGTCCTGGACCATTTCGCCCAGGGCGGTGCGATTCTCCTGGGGCTGACGGCCACCCCAGCCGATAAGGAGACGGTCAACACCGACCGCTTCTTCACCGACCCGGGACAGTACCGCGGGCCCATCTACCGCTACACGATCCGCCAGGCCGAGACGAACCCCGACGTCCCCGAATGGGAGCGCCTGGCCGGCTGTATCCACCATAAGTTCCACACCAACGTGGACCTCGAAGGCGTCCACGACATGGGCTTCGACTACGAGCCGGAGCAGTTGGGCCGGGCCGTCGATGTCCCTCAGCGTAACGAACTCATCGCCGAGAAGTACTTCGAGATTCTCGGCACGCGCCAGCCGGTCAAGACCATCGTGTTCGCCGCCTCCATCGCGCACGCCAAGAATCTTCGGTACGCCCTCATCGAGCGGTACAACCAGCTCAACAACCTCCCCAGGAACGACGCGGCTGGGGAGCGGTTCATCGTCGCCGTCCACAACGAGATGCCCGGCGCGAGGGAACTCATCGAGGAGTTCCAGCGCATCACCGGCCCGGCGGAGCGGCAGGCCATCATCGACCAGGCCCACAAGGACCCGAATATGGCCCCTCGGCCTATCGTCCTTGTCGGCGTGGGCATGCTCGACACCGGCATCGACGCACCCGATGTCGAGGTTCTCTTGATGGCCCGCCCCACCAAGTCCAAGGTCCTCTACGTCCAGATGAAGGGCCGCGGCACCCGCAAGTGCAGGGAGACTGGCAAGGAAATCTACAAACTCGTCGACTTCGTGGACATCACGCGGCTTGAGCCGGCCATCACCAACGACACGCCCGGCGTCGTGGACGAACCCGTGGAGCAGGAAGAGGAGGAGATCATCGCCCGCGAGCGAGAGCGTCGCGGCGAAGAAGGCGAGGGCGAGAGGCCCGAGCGTGGCAGCGAGCAGGAGATGGTCATCGCGGACGTTCCGGTGCACCTGGTCTTCTCCGAGACCATCTCCCCGGCCATTCTTGAGGAACTCCGCCGCCAGGTCGAGGCCCAACTCAAGGGCGGCATGGAACGCGACGGCCTCAGGCAGCGCTTCGCCCAGACCATCCTCTGCTGGCGCTACTTCAAGGGCCCGACGCTGCCGGACCATGCCTTCCTGGCCACCCTGGGCTTCGACGTGTCGGCCCTGCGCGACCTCTACGGCGAGCCCGAGGCCACGCTCGAGGATTTCATCGCCGTCGCCACGGGCGAAGCCGACTTCGATACCCTCCGCCAGCGGCGGGCCTTCGAGAAGTGGGCCAAGGACAAGTCCCTCACCCGCGAGCAGCGCGAGATGGTCCTGATGGTCTGCGATTTCAAGCGGGCCAACCCGGACATCCGCCCCGAGCAGATACTCCGCAGCCAGTGGCTCGACCAGGCCGGCGGAATCGTTCGCGTCAAGGCCCTCTTCGGCGGCCTGGACCGCCTGATGGCTCTGGCCGACGAGGCCCTGACCCTTTCCGCTGGTGAACCTTTGAACAGGGAGGCCGACCATGACCCGAACGCCTGACTTCAACCAGTTCGGCGATGAACTGTGGCAGATCGCCAATGTCCTCCGCGACGACGCCGTTCACGCGACGGACCGGCTTGAGATCTTCAGCATGTTCCTGTTCCTCAAACTCTGGGATGAGCACGCGACCATCGAGGAAGAGGAAACTGGCCGGAAACTCCCGGACGACCAGGCCCTCATACCGGACGCGTACCGCTTTCACAGATGGGCCGAGGACCCGGACGGGTATGCCCGCTCGTTGGGTTTCCAAGACTCGGTACTTTTCTGCAAGCGCATGTTCGCTGACCTGGCGCAACGCGATAGCAGCACCCGCCACCCGTCTGCCCACGATGTGGCCCGCATATTCAAGGACACGGTTTTCCCGCTCAGATATGCCCCCACGATCAGAAATCTCGCGTCCCGTCTCAAAGAACTCAACCTTTTGGAGATAATGAGCCGGCGGACGGGACCGGGCGACAGGTTCGATGTTTTCGGCACGGCCTATGAGCAACTCTTGCAGCAGTTCGGCCAGGATAAGGAGTTCGCCGAATACTTCACCCCGCGCCACATCGTGGACCGCATGGTCCAGGTCATCGACCCGCAAATCGGCGAGACCGTGTACGACCCCGCCTGCGGCACCGGCGGCTTCATCGTTCGCGCGTTCATCCACGTCTGCGCCAAGATTGAGTGCCGAAGAAACGTGGCAGAACGCGAACGGCTGATCCGGCAATTGAAGGAGAATCATCTGTGGGGTGTTGAGCATTCGCCGCTTGTCTTCAAACTGGCCTTGATGAATATGATCCTTCACAAGGACGGATCGAGCAGGCTTCAGAACGACGACAGCCTGTCCAACAAGGCCCAGGACGTCCACAAGTCCAAGTACGACATCATCCTGGCCAATCCGCCCTTCGGCCCCACCAAACAGGAGCGGACCGCCCAGTTCGAGTACCACATCCGCCTCTACGAGGCCCTCTTCATCCAGCACATGATGAACGCCCTGAAGCCCGGCGGGCGGGCCGCCGTCGTCCTCAAGGAAGGACTGCTCTTCGACTCCAAGAAGATGCTCCGCAAGATTTGCCGCCGCCTGGTCGAGGAGTTCGAGGTCCTGGCGGTCTTGAGCCTCCCCAACGGCGTCTTCAACCCCTACAGCGGCGCGAAGACCAGCATCGTCGTCTTCCGCCGACCGCTCAGCCGAGAGGATGTGCGGACCTCCCGCGTGTGGTTCTATCGTGTCGAGAGCGACGGCCGCGACCTGGGAGCCACCCGCCGACCTCTGCCGGACTTCGAAACCGACGGCGACCTCCAGGACATGGTTGACCGCTGGCCCTACACCTGGCGGCATGAACGCAACGGTGGCGTCCGGGCCGTCCTGCGGTCCGACCGGCCACGTGACTTCGAGGGCCCGCGGTCCTGGTGGGCCACCGTCGAGGAAATCCGTAAGACCGACTACAACCTCACCGCCGGCCGTTACTGCCCCCACCGGGCCGAGGCCGTCGAGCACGAAAAGCCCGAAGTCCTCATCAACCGACTGCTGGACCTGGAGGAGGAAATCAAGACCGACCTCCAAGAGTTGCTGGCCCTTGTGTCAAACGCCAACGGCCCTACGGAGGTGGCCAATGCCAAGACGTGA